AACAGTTGATGACATCCAAACCCTATGGAGACCTTTAACAGCAGATGAGCAGACAAGGGCGGCGGCATTGCTCCCGCTCGTATCTGATGCGTTACGAAACGAAGCCAACAAGGTGGGTAAAGATCTCGATGCTTTGGTTACTGACAGTGATACATACGCGAGCGTGGTAAAGCTCGTCACTGTTGATGTAGTGGCCAGAGTACTGAGACAGACTACAACCGGCGACGCAATGACGCAGGAGAGCCAGGCGGCAGGGGGCTATTCATGGTCGGGAACTTATGCGGTCCCGGGCGGTGGTATAGCGAATGCAATTCTATATTCAGATTTGAAAAGGCTTGGACTTCTTAATCAGCAGATAGGGAGCATTAAGTTATGGCAAGGATCAAGGGCGAATCAGTAAGTTTAAAAGTAAAGACCCAAGCAGGGACGGATGATTTCGGGCAGCCGATTTATTCCGAAGATTGGGAAACCATCGAGAATGTGCTTGTGTGCAGACCATCATCAAGCGATATAGAAAGCTCTTTGACCTCTTATGGAGCGAGGATCTCTTATTATCTTTGCATTCCTAAAGGTGATGTCCATGATTGGTTTGATACAGAAGTGATTCTTCCTGGAAGGGGAACTTTTAAAACAATCGGAGAAGTCATGGAGTACACTCCGGAGAATATTCCGATAGCTCTTGATTGGAATAGGCAGGTAAATCTTGAACAAATCAAAGGGTAAATTCGAACTTAATAAAGAGACAGTCAGAAAAATATTGAAGTCGCAGGAAGTAATGGAAGCCGCACGAAAAGAAGCCGCCAAACTCGGAGACATTGAAACCGAGTACATCGGAACTCAGCGTGTATGGATAAAAGGGACAGCAAGATGATAGAAAAAACAGTTTTAGATTATTTGAAAACTAAATTGAACATGACAAATGTTTATCTTGAAACACCGAAAACGCTTCCGAATGAATTTATCGTTTTCACAGTGGTAGACCGTGACAGATTGAATCTTATTGATACTGTAACGGTCGAGCTTTTTTCTTATTCGACATCAAAGTTAAATGCCTGCCGCCTTGATCAGAACGTCAGAAACGCAATGTATGACATCACAGATCTTGCAGATGTTTCAGCAAGCAAGCTCGGTGGCGCCAATGATTCATATGACACCACTCTTAAAAAATACCGATACAGATGTTATTTTAATGTAACTTATATGGAGGTTTAACAATGGCTAACACAGCTACGAATGTAACGACCGGTAAACCGGCAAAGACGGGAGCTATTTTCTACGCTCCTCTCGGAACAACTCTCCCGACTGATGCAGATACTGCACTTGATGCTGCTTTCGTTGGACTGGGGTATGTTTCCGAGGACGGACTTACTAATGATAACGCTCCCGAAAGCTCACAGATCAAGGCTTGGGGCGGTGATACGGTTCTCAATGTGCAGACCGACAGACCCGATTCATTCAGTCTTACTCTTATTGAGGTAATGAATGAAGATGTTTTGAAGGCTGTTTATGGGAACACTAATGTGACAGTAGATGCAAACGGTAACATCGCCGTAAAAGCAACTTCTGACGATCTTGGCGGTGGATGTTGGGTGTTCGATATGCTTCTGCGTGGAAATCGCAAGAAGAGAATCGTAATACCTAACGGAACCATCTCTGATCTTGGTACTATCAGCTACAACGATGATGAAGCTGTTGGCTACGAGATCACGATCACTGATGTACCTGATTCAACCGGTGTATATCACTATGAGTACATCAAGGCAACATAAGGAGACTTAACATGATAGATGGAACAACTAAAACAGGCTTTATTTTCGAGGTGGACGAAAGGATACTCCAGGACTGGCGACTAACTAAAGCGCTTGTAAAAACGCAGAAGGGAACAGCGGTTGAAAAACTTGTCGGCGCTGACGAAATGGTCAGTCTTTTGCTCGGTGATAAGTCTGACGACCTTATGAGTCACTTAATGGAGCTTAATGAGGGCTTTGCTCCGATGGAAAAACTGATGGCAGAAATCACAGACATCATGTCATCCGTCAAAGCAAAAAACTCATATTCCTCGCCTTCGTGATCGCGAGGTGCGAGGATAAAATGATCTGCGACCTTGCGGAAACATATCATTTGTTCAATTATCAAGAGTATTCGCCGCTATTGGTGGGTACTCTTGTTTTTGGATTAGACAGAAATTCAAGAGTAAAGATGGATATATCCGAGTCAAAAATCACTCTTGAGAGGATGCTTCTTGCAAAGATCGTTGACGAATTACGCTTTATTAGTTGGTCAAAGACCACAGATGCACAGCGCAAAAAGAACAGACCGAAATCAATCCTTCGGAATCTTCTCGGAAAAGAAGAAGAGAAGGAACAATACGATACATTTGAGACTTATGAGGAGTTTCAGCAAAAATGGAACTCTATTTGATGAGGTTGAACAATGGCTGATACTATTGGAACCTATTATTTTCAACTTGCGCCCTCGGCTGAGGGTATATCAAAGTCAATATCAGAAGCGATGGGTGATGCCGGAGGCACAGCGTCAAAGTCCTTCGGTGCGTCCTTTTCAAAAGCACTCGGAACGGGCGGCGCAATCGTCGGCGGTATTGCTACCGCAGTAGGTGGCATTACAACGGCTTTTGCAAGTGGCGTGGCTGACGTTGCATCTTATGGCGATGAAATCGACAAGATGAGTCAAAAAATGGGTATTTCTGCCACCGCTTATCAAGAGTGGGACGCAGTAATGCAACATAGTGGAACTTCTATGGAGTCTTTAAAGGCTTCTATGAAGACTATGGCTAACGCGGCTCAATCGGGAAACGAAGCGTTTCAAGCCCTCGGCATAAGTGAAGAGCAAGTCGCTACAATGTCGCAAGAAGACCTCTTCTCAGCGGTAATAACTGGCTTACAAGGTATGGAAGAAGGAACGGAGAGAACATATCTCGCGAGCCAGCTTCTCGGTCGTGGTGCAACGGAACTCGGAGCACTTCTGAACACTTCCGCAGAAGATACTCAGGCCATGAAGGATCGTGTTCACGAGCTTGGCGGTGTCCTTTCTGATGAAGCGATAAAAGCCGGTGCCGCTTTCCAGGATCAGCTTCAAGATATGCAGACAGCTTCACAAGGTCTTGTCAAGCAGATGATGAGCGAGTTTTTGCCCGGTGTGACCGAGGTAATGGGCGGTTTAACCGATATCTTCGCAGGGGACACGGACAAAGGAGCCGAGGGCATAGCAAACGGAATCAGCACGACGCTTGAAAAAGTGACCGCAAAACTCCCCGAGATTATGAAAGTTGGAAGCACTATCGTGTTAAGTTTGGCAGATTCAATCATTAAGAACTTGCCGAGCGTGATAAGAACGGGAATGGAAGTCATCCAAACGCTGATTTTAGGAATTTCCGAAATGCTTCCGCAGATAGTCACAATGGCGGCTTCCGTAATAGTCGAGATCGTGAACGGACTTTCCGAAGCGGCACCGGTTCTCATCCCTGCGGTTCTTGACGCGGTGATGCAAGCGATTTTTGCTTTGATTGACAATCTCCCGACCATCCTCGAGGCGGTTTTGGGACTTGTTGAATCAATCTCTTCGGCGGTAACTACAAAAGGTCTGCCGATGCTCCTGGAGAAACTCCCGGATATCATAGTCGGGATCGTGAACTTCATCATTTCAGCAATTCCGCAGATCCTCACATCCGTGATTCAGATCACGCTTGAGATTGTCAAAGCCTTTCCGTCCATGCTTGCGCAGATTGTTGCCGCATTGCCGAAGATAATCGTCGGTGTAATAGATGCACTCATCAGCAACCTTCCGATGTTTATCGATGCCGGGATTCAGCTCTTTGTCGGGCTGATCGGCGCACTTCCAGAGATAATCGTTGCGCTTGTGGACGCGGTGCCTGACATCATAGATGGCATATGCGACGCATTCACAGATCCGAAAACACTCTCCGCAATGGCTGACAGTGGAAAAGCGCTAATGGATGGACTCATTAACGGAATAAAGAGCATGATTTCAGCGGTAGGCGATACCGTCAAGAACGTTGCTACAAACATCGTTGATGGATTCAAGGACTTCATGGGTATACACTCACCTTCGACAGTGTTTGAAGGCTTCGGCGAGAACATCGATAAGGGACTTGCTAACGGAATAAATGGCGGTCAGAGCGCTGTTACAAGTGCCATGAACGACCTTAATAACTCCGTACTTGGCGACATATCAGCAAATGCAAATGTAGCCTATGACGGTGGATATAGCACAAGAAGCGTAGCAAGCACAAACGACAACAGCGTATATGGTTTACTTGCTCAATATCTGCCCTATTTGGCACAGGGGAGCAATGTAACAGTGACGTTAGAGCCTAATGCGGATGGACTGTTTACCATCGTCAAAAGGGCAAATAACGACTATAAGAAGCAGACGGGGCGCTCGGCTTTCGCATAAGGAGGGAATATGCAACTTTTAATCGGGAATGATGATTACTCCGACCATGTGATAGCCGGGAGTTATCAAGTCAATAACGAGCCGATGTATTCAAATCTAACGGATGCCAACTATACCGTGCATCGAAGAAAACTTCGGGATAAGATCGTCGGGACTTTCGATATGTTTTTCAGAACTGTTGAGGATTACGAGGACTTTTTGGACTCCTTAACGGTGGCGAAGCAATCAGCAGATGATTCTATCGAGATAACGCTTGATGTCAACAACACGCTCGAAGTCGGCAAAACCATTTATGCGTTTGTGCGGTATAGCCTTGTCCGGGATAGAGACGGTAAATGGGATGATTACTTCCAGCGGTACACGGTGTCAATAGAGGAACGCTAAATGATAAACGTATCGGCACAAACCAAAAACGCATACAAGGGAAGCTCTCACAAGGTCTTAACGATCACGCTTGGGAGCTTCTCTTTTTCTAATGATCAGATTGCTCCTGAGAGTCTTTCAATCGATGAGATCCTGGAGTCAGAAGATTATCTTCATTTCACGGGTTGCAACACAAGCAAAGCAACTTTCACGCTCTTTGGCATTTCAGCTAATTTCAAGGGGCAATCAGTCACAATAACAATTCAAGCAGATAACACGGACACAATCACGCTCTTTCATGGATATGTTGAGTCGCAGACCGTCAAGGACTATACATCGGGGACAGTAGATTTTACTTGTTTTGATACGCTTTATACAGTAGGCCAGACCGACGTTGCGGAATGGTACAAGTCTTTGACCTTCCCCATCACGATCGGGAACCTCCGGGCGCAGCTGTTTACTTATCTGAACCTCACGGCGGTATCGACTACGCTTGTAAATGATTCAGTTGAGATAGACAGACAGTACATACCCGAGAATTTGGCGGCGATTGACGTAATAAAAGCGCTCTGTCAGCTTAACGCAGTGTTTGGAATCATCAACCGCAATGGCGAGTTTGAATTTAGAACGCTGCAGACCATCGGGACGAGTGACGATACGGTGGACTACTACAAGACCATCGACTATGAACGTTATTCCGTTAAGAGCATCGGAAAAGTCATCGTAAGGCAATCCGATAGCGTCGCAGGAGCTTCATTTGGTTCGGGTGACAACGTTTACATCGTCCAGGGCAACATGTTCACATACAATCTGTCGGACGTTGTGCTACACGGAATCGCGCAGAACATACACGCGAGGGTACATGGGAAAGTTTACGTCCCTTATTCTGCAGAAACATACGGTATGCCCTGGGTGGAAGTTGGCGACGTGCTGACGTACAGAGTTTTTGACCCCGAGACGGGAACGCATACCCCGATGCAGTTTTATGTGCTTCATCGGAAGCTGTCGGGGATTCAGGATATACTTGATACCACGTCCGCAGAAGGTCAAGAGTATCAGACGGTTTTTTTATCGAATCTGTCGGTTCAGATAGATACCATCAAGGCAGATGTCGAGAGCATAAAGCAATCACTCGATAAAGCAGTCATAAAGCACTATCAGTCCGTAAATGAAACAGCGCTGACGATTGGCAACGACTGGGTGAAGGTTTGCGACTTCCTGCCGTTTAATCATTATGCAACGGATGTGACGGACTTCGTG